TAACTCATTGAAATCATTGAATAAAACGGGAATTAAACCTTGGCCCGGCGCAACCCTTTGAAAAGGCTGACAAAAACCCTGATTAACATTCAGGGTCAAAGTCATGCCATTCCTGCGCCCAGTCAGGCTGGCCGTCATCGTAATCCTCGGGCGGAGTTGACCAGCGGCCAATCTCCTCGGGGATGACGACCTCGCCTTCCCCGTATTCCTCGCATTCGATGCAAGCGGTGGCGGAGTGAAGGCCCACGGCCTCAACAATCGCCTCGCATTGTTCGCAACCAAAAACGGGGAGCATGATGGAATTTTCAGACATGTGCAGTCTCCTTTGTAACCTCGAAAAGTTCCCAGATGTGGGATTGAAAATCGCGCGGTGATTTGACAACGTGCAGCTTTTTCTTGCGACGAAGAACGCGCATCAAAATCTGCGCCTCAATCCGCGTGTCATCTGCCGCTGTGTGAGCCTCGATGAAATCAGGCATCTGCATCTCAAAACGATAGACGTTTTGGGCAGTGGTAGACAGGAAGCGACCTGAAGCAGTCAAAGGCGCATCGTAGGCTTTGGGTGCGCTGTTGGCCCAGTTGCCCCAAATGTCCAAGAGATCGACCGAGTGCATCAGAAATCGCTTGCCTGTCATGCGCTGGCTAGTCTCACCGAGAACGCGACAATCAAAACCCGCGTTGTAGGCGCAAAGGATGATCCTATAGCCTTGACGCTTGAGCCATGAGAGATGAGCGTTGAACAGACGGCGACCAGCCGCGAAAGTTGTCACGCGATGGATACCATGACGCTGACGCTTGGCATAGCCAGCAATCTTGTTGACGTAGTAGGGCTTTTCCTTGCAGATGACATCAAGGAAATTTAGATCGCCAGTGCCGAGAACCTCGCCGCGACGGGTGATGGTAGTCCAACCAAAGTCGAAGACCAGACCGTTGCGGAATGATGTTTCTGTATCCATGACGACGTAAGCGTTGCGTTGAATAGACATGATTGCTCCTCGCTGTTGCATCTATCTAATATAGGGATTGCTGCCTCAAATTTCAAGGGGTAATCGAAAAAAAGTTTTCAATGTTTTCAGTGGGTTGTAAAATAAAAAATCGTTTAAAATCAATGGGTTACGGCCGCGCGCCGGAGGCTGGCTAACCCATTGATTTATAAGGAAAAAAGGGGATTTAATCCCCTTTCTCTATAGTGGTAGGTTAGCGAGTACGACCATCAGGCCCATAAATGCAAGATAAAATTCCATCAGTATTCCCCTTCCCTCTTGGGGACAGTGGTATAGGCGTCCCCGTTGGCATCTAAAACCTGATCCTCGTATGGAGCCGCAAGACGACGATACAATTCTAGCTTGCAACATTCCAACGCGCCAATCATCGAGTTGATTTTGTCATAGCGACAACCGTTTTCGATAATGAAGTTGTCAACAAAACGGCTCATGACATAGTTGAGATCCCCAGCATTGGTGGGTGCCCAATCAATGCCGAGGTTTTCCATTTCAGTGTGGATAACAGCGCGACGTTCCTGTGGGATATAGGGCATTATGCAGTCTCCTTTCTAGCTTCACGCTTGGCAATTTCAGCTTTGATAGCTGCCAGCATCCTTACGGCACGACGCAATTCAGCGCCAGAAGTGAATCCGCCAAAGCGAATACGATTTTCGAGCTTTTTGATTTTCACGTTTTTCATATCGCGATCTCCTTCATGATCTGATCTTTTTGTGCTTCAATCCGCAGAGCCATCTCCGCGCCAATCCGCAAATCATTAGTTGGTAACCAGTGCCAATTTGGGAAGTGCGTAAAAGCAACGTCCGAAATCTCATTCGGTGCAACCGTCTTGCATTTTCCAACGGCATAGACAGGCTTTCCAAAACCAAAGGCCATGCCAATCTCAACCAACGCTCCGCGCTGTTCCTCGTTGAAATCTTCCGCGTAGAACAGAACGAAATCGCTGTCGCGGACATCTTCGTAGCAAAGCGTCCAAAGCTTGTCTTTCTGGTTCAGGACGAAATCGCTGTCATTGTCGAGATCAATCCAGCGTGCCTTGACAGGCATGTTGAGATCGTCCCGCAGAAACTGAAATTTCGTGTTGTGCCAAACTTTGCCAGCGGTGTAGAATGTCTTGTTCATGATAGTAATCTCCTTGTTCATATATATAATATGGGGATTGCTGGTCATATTTTCAAGTCCCTAAAGTAGATTAATTTTGCTTTATTCAGCCAGATGAGAAAAGTTATTTCGCCAAAAAGTCAATAAAATCAAAGGGTTAGCGGCGGGGGCCGGGGGCTGGCTAAGTCCTTGTTTTCATTAGCAAAAACCCGTTTAATTTTGAATTTTCCTGCCGTAAACCTTGACGTGATAACGCGCCAGCGACAGCACGCGATTTAGCCGCTGTTGACGCCAGAACAGCATTCGAATCTTGAGCGTGGGGGAAATTGGACGAGCGCAAAGCCCCGTCAATTCAGCGATAATTTGACGCTTTGATTTTGCCATGCTTCACCTTCCTTGAATAGTGCTTGCGAGAGCGGACAACCTGCGGGCGATGTGCCCGCAGGGTCTGCGCGATTGGGTTGCGCTTATTGCGCTTCGATGTGACGGATGAGGTCATTGATCGCTTCCTTGGTCGCGCCCATGAAGCCCATGACTGGAAACGGCGCGATGCTTTCCAGATGGTTGATCAGTTCCTTTTTAGTTGGCTCGTCAGATTTCCGAGCCGTAGCTTTTGGAGCCGCGACGTAGACGCCTTCGCGGACAAGCTTGGAGCGAACCGAGCGAACAGATTTCTCAATCTGCGCGGCAATCTCCTCGACAGTGACGCCAGCCTGATAGTCGTCGATGATGCGTGCGGTCATTTCCGCGGTGTAGTTTGGTGCCTTCATGATCAAATCTCCTGTTGTTGATCGTTTCTGTTACCTATCTAATATAGGGATTCGGGGTCTAAATTTCAAGGGGTGAGGTCAACTTTTTTTCATTTTCTTTTCCTGTAAAAACAAAGGGTTATAAAATAAAAAAGTGAATAAAAACAATGGGTTAGCAGCCGCCGCCGGGGGCCTGGTAAGTGTTTGAAATCGTTGGGAAAAACGCCTTTTAAGGCATTAATCCCATAAAGGCGAAGCCACCGACAACAACATTGACAAACAGCAACGCCTTATCATTTCGCTCCAGTGCATGGAATATCCAGCAAGCCGCCGCACCTAGCCTACACAAAAAAGCCAGATGCAGCGGCAACCCAAGAGAGAGTGCGGCCATCTGTGCGATGACCAGCGCGGAACCAACAAGCCCGAACATTAGGCGACCCTTTCTTGAATTTTTGTTGGACAGATGACAGCAATTCCCAGCTTGCGAAGCGATGACCTGACAGATGGAGCGTCGTCAAACATGACCTTGTTTGCCAGCTTGAATTGACGCAGATTGAACAGTGAGGCAAGCTGCTTTGCTTTCAGCTTCCCATCCGCTTCCATGTTACCAGCAGGGCGAGAAATAATCTTGTCAACGCAAAGACCATTCTCAAACAGAAATTCAAAATCAGCTAGCGACATTGTGCGAGCCGTACAGATGACGACATAATCGCCAGCATGAACGCGCTTGCGAATCTGATCAGCCAGTGGCAAGATGCGATCTTCTGCAATCTTCTCAGGCGTGGAGTTCTCGAACCAGTGGTCGAGGTTGAGCGTGCCGTCTGGCTTGGTCGCTTGACGATGCGATGAGTCGATGACAGTGCCATCAAGGTCAAAGATGGAAATGTTGCGGATCATGTGAACCTCTATCGTTGTTGTAACTAATATATAGGTATTGTATATCACAATTTCAAGGGGCTGTGTAAAAAAAGTTTCGTTTAGAATCAATGAGTTGTAAAATAAAAAAGTGAATAAAATCAATGACTTACGGGCGGGCGCCGGGAGCGACCTAAGTCATTGAAAAGAAAAGATAATCGGGGATTAAAAGTCCCCGAAGATCTCTTCAAAAGAAGCTGGAGCCTTGCCATCCTCAAAGACAGCATCAAACTCTGCTTCCATCTCTGCCACCATCTCAGGCGGCAGCTTGTCAAATTCAGCTTCTAATTCGAGCAGATCAAAATCGTCCATTATTAAACCTCCCTACGAGCAAACAGGATGCCGAACCAGATAAACGTCAGCATGCCCATCAGTGACAGCATCATGCCCATCAAAGCAACAGCAAGGTCTGGGCTTTCAATCAGGCCAACGCCAACAATCATCAGCAGAAAACCAGCCATACATTCAATCAAGAAAAACAGCTTCACGATAATCAGACCAATGTTCATTTCGATATCTCCCTATCAGGTTATGTATAGAATATAAGGCAACAACCCGTCAAAATCAACCCCTAAAAAGAAAAAAATGCAAAATAATGCGTCAGTAATTTGACGCAATAATGTTACGCAGGGGCCGGTTCCAACGACATAATGTTGCTCACCCCCGCTTTGCACCCCCACACGGCCTCGAATTGAAATTTTTTGGTTTACTTGGGCGCTAAATCACTTCCATGATGGAGTCCAGGCAAAAAACTCTCTATGAATATTTGGTGCAGATTTGCCTCTTAAAAAATCACATAAATACTCAAAACGCATTTTTTCATTTACAAGTCCTAAATTTATTAACCCTTCTGCTATAAACTTATGCTGTCTACCGATACCATTCTTTAACAGTTTATGATTTTCTCCTAATTCGTTTATAACAAAATCATAAATATGTAACCATTCATATAGTTGTTCATCTGTATACAGTTCTTCATCTCTACTTTTAGAGTATTTCCTTGTGTCATACGCGTTTTGTGATCGAGTTCTAGCAGATAAATGAGCAGGATTACAACAAGCTTTATTGGGAGGTCCGTCTACAGGACACATATGCCCAATTACTAACTTATCTTTTTTGAGCTGTTCAAGATCTTCTGGAGTTTTATTATGGAACAACATCCACATAATTCTATGAGATTGATGCTTTTTTTGTTTATATCTTACTCTACCATAACCGTCCTTACCAATTTCTCTTAACCAGATCCAACAACCATTTTCATCATGGTCACAATAGTTATCTCTATACCATTCAAAACGTTCTTCATCATTTAAATCACTTGGGGTAAAAAGTTTAAGGTCTATTTTCTTTCTTCCATCAACGTAATGATCAGTATCTCCAGAATTCCAGCCGTTTTTGACTTCACCATGTTTTTTTATATAATCTAACTGATTATCTCTATTAGTTCCTTCAAAGATGTGATCAGGATTACAACAAAGTTTTTCATCGCATGAGTGACAAGCATATAAATCTTCTTTGATTGGTCTTCCGTGTTTAGCGTGATATGTGTGTCTGTAGACTAGATCATACTTTTTATTCCATGAACAAAAAGGTCTACCAATAAGGGTTGTACTTCTTTTCCATATCCAGCACCCGTTTGTGTTTATATTACAGTAATCTTTAACTCTTTTCAGAAATCCTGCTGGTGAGTTATCTAAATCAGTTCTTTGTCCTCTCATATTTTTAC